GATTTCGTTTCGTCTTTCAATTCCAACAAGGCAATTATCGTCAAACGCCCATTTTAGCGGAAATTTTCAAAAACTACTTGACAAGTATAGATTGCAGTTGGTATAATATAGGCGAAAAAATACGGGCGGTGATACTGTGCTGACAGATGAGAACATCAAGTGCATAGAGCGCGTCCTAGCTGCTGACGGCAGAGTGGAACTTGTCCCGAATCAGAAAGCTGGCACGGTCAAGGTGTTAGCTGTTGAGCGAAAAGAAGTCAAGGCGAACTAAATAACCGACCTCTGCGATAAGGGGTTTCGCGGAGAAGAACCGAGAGTGGTTGTTTCCATTTTGGAAATGACCGCTCTTTTTGTTTTGCAAGGGGTGAACGCATGACGGACAACGAGAATCCGATTATCTGCAACGATATGTACGGGCGCTTGGATATTTACGCTACAAACGATGTTATCACGGCAGATAACGTGATGGAAGAACTGAATACGGCGCTCCCCTACCACGTTCAAAACCTGTTGCAAGAGGATTTTCTGTACTGGTATCGGCGCAACGTGCAGCCCATTCTGCATCGTAGCAAGGAAGTACGCCCCGAAATCCTCAATATCGTGCAGGAGAACCACGCTGACGAGATCGTAGCGTTCAAAAACGGCTACTTCCTCACTCAACCCGCGTTCTATGTCAGCCGGAACGATGGCGCACAGGACAAGGTTGATAAGCTGAACGAGTTTCTTTACCGCTCCTACAAGCAGCAGGTCGATAACGAACTTGCTGACTGGTTCCACATGGTAGGCAAGGCTGTCTGCTACATCGAGCCTGACCGCGACAACGACCCTGATTGCCCGATTCACGCCTATGCTCTTGACCCGCGCAGCGCGTTTGTGATTTACAGTCTGCGCCCCGGCAACGAGCCTGTTATGGGCGTGAACATGGTGGTGTCTGACGGCAAGGCGAAGTTCGATGTTTACACCCGCGATACCGTCTACCATCTGTCGGGCGGTGCTACGGGTAGGCTTATGACCGCACAAGTCAATCACGATTTCTTGGCAACTGCAATCAGCCTTGATAGTCAGGAGCCTAACGCGCTTGGGCTTATTCCGATTATCGAATACCGCTACAACTCCATCAACATGGGTGCGTTCGAGGCGGTGTTGCCGCTTCTCGATGCTATCAACAGCGTGGAAAGCAACCGCCTTGATGGTGTTGAGCAGTTCATTCAGAGCCTTGCGATTGCTACCAACTGCGAGTTCCCCGAAGATACCACGGCGAACGACATTCGCAAAGCTGGCATGATTGTTCTCCGCTCCATTGGCGAGAACAAAGCTGATTTTAAGGTGTTGTCGGAGCAGTTAGATCAGCAGCAGACGCAAGTGCTTGTAGACCACCTGTATGAGCAGATGCTTAGAATCTGCGCCATGCCGTCCAGCACAAAGGGTGGTACAAGCACAAGCGACACGGGTGCGGCTGTGTTGGCGCGGGATGGTTGGTATCAAGCTGATGCGGCGGCGAGGAACACGGAGGACTTGTTCAAGAAATCCAACAAGCAGTTTGACCGCATTTTTGTTGAAATCCTCCGCAAGCGCGGTTTGTTGGATATTTCTCTGAACGATTTTGAGTTGAACTTCGTGAGGAATGAGCAATCCAACATTCAGAGCAAGGCACAGGCTTGTAACACTCTGCTTGCTTGCGGTTTCGCTCCCGAACTTGCCTTTGCGAAGTCTGGCGTGTCGAATGACCCCGTTGCAGACGCGAAGATGAGCGAGAAATGGCTTAACTTGCGTTGGGGCAAGAACGCAAATGTCGAAGAAGTGGCGGTTGACACTTCCGAGGATAATCCCGCCGAGGTTTGAGGTACGGAGCATGATTAAACTTTCGATTCTGACCCCGGTTTACAATCAGGAAGAATTGGTCATCAAGGGTTTGAACAGCATACCCCGCCGTGACGATATTGAGGTCATTGTCCGTGACGATGGTTCCACGGACAAGACTCTCAAAAACTTGAAGAAGTACGCAAAGACCACCGACTTGAATCTCACCATTCAAGCGAACGACAAGAACCACGGCGTAGCGTACACGGCGAACAGGCTGTTGGAGTCGGCGCACGGTGAATACTTCCACTTCCTCATGTCGGACGATACGCTTTTCACGGAGGCGTACAACGGTCTTATCGAAACGCTGTATCAGAATCCCGATGTGGACATTCTCGCAATGAATCTCCAAATCAACAGCGGCGAGTTGTTTGTGCTGAATCCGAGGAATGACAACCTCTGGTGCGCTCAAGCGTGTCGGTTCATTCGCCGCAGCTTGGTCGAGGGCATCAAATACCCGGAAGAAGTGAAGTGTGGAGAGGACTTGTATTTCCACAAGGAAATGATGGAGCGCAAGCCGAAAGTCATGTACTCAGATGTGACGGCGTACCGCTACAACTTTCCGAGAGAGGGCAGTCTGCTGAATCTGCATAACCGAGGGCTTATTTGAAAGCTATGGGAAGAACACTCAATCTCAAAAATGTCATATACTTCCCCGATTTCAACGTGTGCGGCGGTGTGGAGACATACTGCTACGAAATGGGTTTGAAGTACGGGAAAAGCTATGACATTACCGTTCTTTACAAGAAAGGCGACCCCGGTACGCTTGCGAAGATTGCAAAGACGGTTTCACGGGTGATTCGCTTTCGTGACACGGACAAGATTGTGTGTGACACTTTCCTGTTTGGCTATGACCGCACTGTGCTTGACCGTGTAGAAGCTAAAGAGTGCGTTCAGATGTTTCATAGTGACTTCTGGGCGAGGAAGTTGAACATCGGCAAGTGCGAACAGGCGACAAGGCTTGTGAGCGTGTCGGAGAGCGTTGCGAAAAACGCCCGTGAATACTATGACGGCGAACGCGAGGTTGAAGTCATCTACAATCCGTACACGCCGAAGAAGCCGCGCAAGGTTCTGAACCTTATCAGCGCGACACGGCTTTCTCCCGAAAAGGGCATGAAACGGATGATTGCCCTTGCGGATGCTCTCGATAAAGCCGAAATCCCGTTCCATTGGGATGTATACACGGACATTCACAGAGACTTCCCGAACAAGAGCGTGAGCGTTCTGCCGAGCCGCCTTGATGTGTTTGATTTCGTAGCGAGAGCGGATTACTTGGTTCAGCTTTCAGACAGCGAGGCGTACTCCTACAGCACGGTCGAAGCGCTATGCGTTGGAACGCCCGTTATCGTTACCGACTTGCCCGTGCTTCACGAAATCGGCGTAGAGGACGGCAAGAACGGTTTCTTCCTCCCGTTGGATATGAGCGACATTCCCGTTGAGCGTATCTACAAGGGTTTGAAGAAGTTCGAGTACACGCCGAAAGAGAGCCACTACGAAAAGGTGCTTGCCAAGGGCAAGGCGGCGTATGAGGACGATAAGGGCGGCTTGGTGGACATTCGATGCAAGCGCCACTATTTCGACATTGAGTTGAACGCAGACCAATACCCGAACGATATGCAGACGGTAACGTGGGAAAGAGCGGACAAGCTGGTGCAGTTGGGCGTTGTGGAAGTTGTGTAACGGAGGAAGAACATGAGGAAACTGTTTGTTTCACAGCCGATGAACGGCAAGACCAATGAAGAAATTATCAAAGAGCGCGAAAAGCTGATTTCCAAAGCAGAAAAAGTGCTCAACGAAAAGTTTGAGGTTATTGATTCGTTCTTTATGGATGCTCCGCACGATGCAAAGCCGCTTTGGTTTCTTGGCAAATCTTTTGAGTTGCTTTCCACGGCTGATGTAGCTGTTTTTAGCAAAGGTTGGGAAAGCGCCCGTGGTTGCAAAATGGAAAACGAAGCGTGCATTGAATACGGCATTGAAATCGTTGAAGTTTATAGCGATTAGTTATGAACATTCTACCTATAGACGAACTCAATACGTTCGAGACTGGTTTCAATGAGCGCGTCAATGCGAATGACGGCAAACTTCCTGTTCTTGATGATATTATCGACGATTTGCTTGACTTGTTCCTCTTAGCCTATGCAAGCGGCGTAGAAGCTGCGAAGTCCGACTTGGGCGTAGATGTTTCTCCGAGTGCGGATGACGCTGACAAAGCAATCTATCAAGCCGTAGCTGGCGAGACATGGAAAGAGCGCGTCAAGAAATACAAGGCTGACGGCGGTACACCCGCTGACATATACCGCATAGCGGAAACGGACATGACGAGAATCTACAACACGGCGGTTCTCGATACTGTCAAGGCGAACGGAGTTGAGAGTACGACATACAAGCGTTGGAACACAATGCTTGATGATAGAGTCCGTGATACCCATTCGTACTTAGAGGGCGTGTCAGTTCCGTATGACAGCGATTTCTACACGTTTGATGGAGATCACGCAAGAGCGCCGGGGCTTTTCACGTTGCCGGAAAATAACTGTGGATGTAGGTGCGTGGTTGAGTTGATTAGGGGCTAAAACCCTTAACATAAGCGCGAGAGAACGCGCTATACAAGTTTCGCAAAATGGTGCAGAGAAAGCACATTAAAAAACGCAAAGGAGAATTGAACATGGATAATCAGAATGTTGCTACCCCGATTGAGGAAACGAAGCCCGTTGAGCCTGTTACCCCTGTTGAGCCGAAACAGCCCGAACAGCCGAAGCAGACCGAAAAGCCTAATCCCGAAATCGAAAAGCTGAAAGCCGCGCTGAACAAGGCTTGCTCCGAGGCAAGCGAGTACAAGAAAGCCTTGCGCGAGAAGCAGACCGAAGCGGAACGTGCCGAAGCCGAACGTGCCGAAGCTGACAAGGCTATGCGCGAGGAACTTGAAACGCTCCGCAAGGAAAAGGCGGTCAGCGAGTACACCAACAAATGCCTTGCTTTGGAGTTTGATGCTGACCTTGCCGCGCAGACGGCGAACGCTCTTGCGGATGGCAACATGGAATCCGTGTTTGATTGCCTTAAATCGTTTGTGGAGGCTACGAAAACCCGTCTGACGAACGAGGCGCTTAATAAGCAGCCTACGCTTTCGACGGGGGTTCCTCCGACCACGAACAGCACGAACGACACCGAGTATGAGAAGATGCGGCGCTACGCTGGTTTGCCGCCGCGAAAATAACATGATGAAAAGGAGAATGTAACAATGGCTACTACTGTTACTCCCGCTGTTTCCAACAGCATTGGTCTTGCCTCCCGTTATCTGCCTATCCTTGATGAGATTTACAAGGCTGGCAGCAAGACCGCTATCCTCGACACCGCCGAGGGCAATGTCCGCTACGACACGCAGTATCACACGTTCTATCTGTTCGAGACTGATATGGTTGGTCTTGGCGACTACGACCGCAATGCGGGTTACGTTCGCGGTGA